TTATGGAAGTACAAAACATTAGAATTGACCTTATCAGTCCTTCTCCTTTGAATCCGAGAAAGACTTTTGATGAAGCAACTCTGAAAGAGCTTGCAAATAACATTGAGAAACAAGGCTTATTGCAGCCTATCACCGTTAGGGTTTCTAAATCCGAGGACTTTACTAACTTGGAAACAGGAGATGTCACAACAATCCCCTGTTCGTATGAAATTGTTTGCGGTGAGCGCCGCTTCCGTGCTGTATCACTCTTGAAAGCAAAGGAAGATGAAGAGAATACTGCTAAAATCAAGGCACATCGTAAAAAGTCAGAAAGGTTTCAAACAATTTCTTGCATCGTCAGAGAGATGACAGATGACGAGGCTTTCGATGCAATGATTACCGAGAATCTGCATCGAAAAGATGTCGATCCCATCGAAGAAGCTTTTGCTTTTGCGCAGCTGTCAGAGAGAGGGCGTAGTTATGAGGATATTGCCCTTAAATTTGGAAAGTCTGCTCGTTTTGTCTTTGATCGTATAAAGCTAAATAGTCTTATTCCGGAACTGAAAGAACGTGTAAGAAATGGAGATATCCCATTATCCGGTGCAATGATTCTTTCAAAACTTGACGAAGAAACTCAAAAAGAGTTTCATGAGGAAGAAGATGAACAATGCACGACCGCTATGATTCGGGATTATGTGAGTAATTCTTTTATGGAACTTAAAAAAGCCGATTGGATTGAAGAGGAGGCTGATAATTGGGAAAATGGAGAATTTAAACCATGTTCTCAATGTGAATCTAATACCTGTAATCATGGTTGTCTATTCTATGAGATGAACAATAAAGACGCCCGGTGTATTAATGCTACTTGTTTTAATAAAAAGCGGATTGCGTATGTAGTTCGGAAGATTCTGCTTGAAAGTGAAAATCTTGTAAAGGTAGGTGAACCTCTTTCATTCGGAAAAACAGTAATTGTTGCAAAAGCCGATTCTTATTGGAGTGATGAAAAAAAGAAGCAGTATGAAAGTACTTTAGACGCTGTTAAACAACTTGGGTTTACAGTGGTCAATCCGGATGAAGTTTTTAAAGTGCAGTGCTGGTATTCGGAAGATGATGAACGTATTTTGAAAATGATTGATGATGGCGATGTTTATCGATGTATCTCATTCTTTGGCTATTATTATCCAGAATTTAAAGTTAATTTCTACTATGTTAGAAAAGATATTGCTTCCGGAACTACAGCAGTTGCAGATGTTAAAGAAATAGAACGTGAGAAAATAAAAGCTCAGTTAAAGAGGAATAAAGAAATTGTCATTGAGAAAAGCGCTGAGGAAATGCGCAAATGGGCGCAAGAAAAGCCATACTTTCAGCGTAAAAAGGAGCTTTCTATTGATGAACAGACAGTTTTTGATGTGATGGTTCTGCGTAGTTGCGATGATGGCTACCTGAAAACCTTGCAATTAAGCAGGTACGATAAAAAATCAGATTTTGTCGAATACGTCAAAAATAATAAAGCTGATCGGGATCAATGGTATCGGGCTTTCATCGCAAATAGTCTTTCTGCTAATGATGTGATGTTTTATCCGTATATGCAAAAATGCCAAAATATTCTGTTCCACGAACAATATCCTGATGAGTACTTTGCATTAGGAAAAAAACTAAATGCTTCATTGGAGAAAAAGCAAAAGAAACTCAATGATCGATTAAAGGATCTTGATAACGATAATACAGAGGAAGCCTGACGGTTTCCTCTCTTTATTGACATGCTTATGAAAACTTGGACTGACGAACAACTCGCTATCCTTGATAGTGAGTTTTCAACCGCTAATTTGAATGAACTTGCAGAGCGTCTTGGAAAATCACGTGAGGCTATCAAGAGTAAGGCTTTAAAACGGAAATTGAAACGTTCCCCCAATGTAAGAACATGGAGTCCGGATAGAAAGGAAAAATTGATTACACTTTATCCAGATCATACAAATCTTGAAATAGCTTCAATTCTTAGCTCAACAGAAAGTGCTGTCAGTGGCATTGCTTTTAAAATGAAATTGAGAAAGTCTGCAAAATTCTTGTTTGAACATTCTTCAAAGGGTTTCTTCCCCAAAGGACATCAACCAATGAATAAGGGACGTAAGCAAACAGAATATATGTCTGATGCCCAAATTGAAAAAACTAAGGCTACACGTTTCCGGAAAGGACACATTCCAAAGAATCATAAGCCGGTTGGTCATGAACGTATAACCCGTGACGGTTATATTGAAGTGAAAACTGCTGAACCGAATGTCTTTGAGCCGAAACATCGGCTCGTATGGGTTGAATATAATGGTGAAATTCCTTCTGGCTACAATATTCAGTTCAAAGATGGCAATAGACAGAATGCTTCTATTGAGAACCTTTACATGATTAGTCGCTCGGAACAACTAAAAAATGAAAATTCTATGTATGCCCGGTACCCGGAAGATGTTCAGTACCTAATTAAGCTGAAAGGAGCTTTGAATAGACAGATAAATAAAGCAACAAAAAAGAATAAATCATGAGTGATAATGCAATAGATAGATTAAAAGAGATGGTTAATAAACCATTCCTTTATCAGAATGAAGAAATTGTAATTCTCAACTATTGTGATGGTACCGGTGATGATGGTACCGAAGTTGAAATATACTTGAACAATGGCAAAGTACTAATATTTAGTATATTTGATTTAGCTTCAAAGTTGAATCGTTTCCGATCAATAACAAGCACTGTTGTCATATTGGCGAATGAGCGGTTGAATAAGGTGTCTACCGTGAATCCTACCATTTTACAAGATATGAGGAATTTGGTTCTTCAACAAATAAAGGACGTGAAAGAAGATCCTAATAAAGTAAATCAGGCAAAACAGGTTTTTCAAGGCGTCAATACTCTTATTAATCTTGCTAAAACAGAATTGGAATATAGGAAATATTTGGATACTACGGACCCTCTAAATAAATAATTGTATGCTGGCAGATAAAAAACTCTTTAAGGTCTTTCATGAATTTAGTGAGTTTTGATAATACTTCTATGGCCAGTGAAAAATATATTCATCCCCAAAAGTATAGAATGAAAAAATTAAGAATTAAAAAAGTAGATGCTATTTACTTTAGCCTTTCTAAGTATATGTGTTTAGAAGGGCAATTTCAGGCAAGGAATTTCCAAACTGCTTATTTTTTGCAAGTGAAGATATTAGGGCTTTGGTTTACAATTCAAACGTATATTTCTGTTGATAGTAATTATGCATTGCTTTGTGCAACCGAAGCAATGGAAAAGTTACAAGAAAAACTCTAATTATCATGCGTGTGTACAAAAGAATCATTTACAGGTTCCACATAAGAGACCAGCCTGTATAAAACAGAGTGAGATTATTATTAGTCTAACAATTTAACCTAATCATTTATGATAACATTGAATAAGTTGGCTCCTAAGATTTCGAAAATAATAGAGCGCCGCTTTCATCTGAATGATAACACCTCCAAAAAGGCTTTCAGTTTAAAAATATCTGCTGCTTGGAGGAGGTTTGACGAACTATCAGAATTACCGTGCGATGATATAAAATATCATCCGGAATATAAAAAGAGAGCTGCTGATATTATAATAGTTACCGTTGCCTTTCTAAAGCATTACGGATGTAAGGATATCGAGGGTGAAATTAAGAGAGCAATAGATTTGCTCTCTGAGGAGTCAGAAAGGTGATTAAGGTGTTGTTGCTGACTGTTAGTGTTGTTGATTTTAATATAGTTGGTTATGGTAGAGATAATTCGAGTCTGCCGGCTGACTGTTAGTGTTGTTGATTTTAATATAGTTGGTTATGACAGAGACAATTCAAGTCTGCCTACTTGATTTTAATAAGGGGCAGCTCATGGGATTACCGAAAAATCCGCGCTTTTTCCGTGATTATCGCTTTGAAGCGATGAAGAAAAGTATTCAGGATTCGCCTGAAATGCTTGAACTTAGAGAGCTTATAATATTTCCCTATAATGATGGCCGGTATATTGTTGTTTGTGGCAATCTCCGTTTACGTGCTTGTAAGGAACTTGGATACAAAGAACTTTCATGTAAGGTTTTGCCATCTGATACTCCAGTGAAGAAGCTTAGAGAGTATGCTACAAAGGATAATGTCAATTTTGGTGAGAATGATATGGACGTTATGGAAAATGAGTGGAATAAGTTTGAACTTCAGGAATGGGGGATCGAGTTTAGTCCTGAAAAGAAAGAGGACGAATTTAAAGAGCGGTTTGATACGATCACAGATGATACAGCTATCTATCCTCTTATTCCCAAATATGATGAAAAGCATGAGCTATTCATCATTACCTCAAGTAATGAAGTTGATAGTAACTGGCTTCGTGAAAGACTGGATATGCAGCACATGAAGTCCTATAAAACTGGGAAAATAAGTAAGAGTAATGTTGTTGATATAAAAGACGTCCGTCATGCCCTGCAAAATAGTAATACCAAGTCATAAGCGCCATGACCGTGTGTTTGCTAAAAAATTGGTGAATGATCCTATTATTTGTGTTGCTGAGAGTCAGGCAGACTTATATCAGCAGTTTAATCCGGAATGTGAGATCGTAACGCACCCAGACGATATAATCGGTCTTATACCTAAACGTAACTGGATGGCGAAATATTTTGGTGAACTCTTCATGATAGACGATGATGTGCACGCCTGTAAAGCTATCTGTGCCGAAAAGGGAGAACCAGGGCGTGTGAAAGATAAGGATAGAATCACTAACATCATTCAGTCATTATTTGAGATGGCCAGTATGATGGATGTTCATCTCTTTGGTTTCACTTCCCGGATATCACCTGTGATGTATGACGAATCAGCTTTTCTTTCTCTCTCAAAAATGATAACCGGTTGCAGTTATGGAGTAATTTACAATAAGAATACCTGGTGGAATGAGGAAATCCGTTTAAAAGAAGATTTTTGGATATCCTGTTACATGAAGTATAAAGAGCGCCGGATATTGACCGATTTACGGTATAACTTTGAGCAAAAGAATACTTTCATAAATGCCGGTGGCCTTTCCTCAATCAGGAACCAAGAAGAGGAGCGTAGATCCATTCTTTTCATCAAGAAAAGTTTTGGTGATAGCATTCTCCTGAAGAGTGCTACTAACAACGGAAAGGACAAGACAAAGCAGCTTGTACAGTATAATATATCCTGCAAATTCAAATTCTAATAACTTGTAAAAAGGCGTTTAAATGGCGTTCAATCTGTTTGCTATATCCGCCTTTTTTAGCTAAATTTACTGATGTAATCAATTAAAAATCAAATCATTAAATTAAAATTATGATTATTAGAACAATTTGCGGATATGATTTCTTCGAGGTGAGTTCTGCAATGCAAAAAGCGATCCGGCGAGCCGATACCGGGGTAGCCGGCTTTTTTGCATTGGAATTATGGGCGAGTGGATACCGCGACTATGTGTGGAAGCGTTTATATACTATTAGTGCAGAAGATTGCTTCGGTATCATAACAAAAGAGATAGAAGCATTGTGGCAAGGCCATGAATTGGTAAACAAGAATGCTACTGAACCCAAGGGGCGGATATTTGTCAGCAAAGCGGTTATTCTTCTTTGTGAATGCAGGAAAAACCGGGATGCAGATCATTTGCAGAACTTCATTTATGACAGAAGAGATGTGGACATAGAGAAATGGATAGAGGATGTTAGGCGTTACCCTATACCTATTCCTCCCTATACTTTTGATGTACATACCAGAAAGGGTAAAAAACAGGGGCGTACGAAAATTGAGTTTTTTCGTGAGGAATATGAAGCATTAATTTCCCGTGTTCCCGGTCTGTTTGATGACCTGGTTCCTACCGGTGAACCGAAATTATTTAATGATAAGACCACGGTAAAGTAGCTGTGGTCTTTCAGTTTTATATAAGTCAAACCAAAGTAATGTAAAATTATGAACAGAAAAGAAAAACAAGAGGCCAGAGCTGATAGATACAGAGAACTGGCAGGAAAGGCAAGATGCCAGTCGACTAAAGTCTATGATCAGAGCCACAAGATGGTTGAACATATTCCTTTAGGGCAGCCTATACTCGTAGGGCATCATTCAGAAAGGTCACATCGTAATCTTTTAGATCGCTCTTGGAATACTATAGGAAAATCCGTTAAATTGGAAGAGAAAGCTGAGTATTTTGAACGAAAGTCTGAAGCAGCCGAGAACAATAACAATATCTATCTTGAAGATGATGATGCAGTAGACCGTCTGCAGGAAAAAATAGATGCGTTAGAAAAATCTCAAAGCATGATGAAGGCAGCTAATAAAGTACTTCGGAGTAAGAAACTTAATGATATTGCAAAAGTTGAACAATTGCAGGGAATGGGATTTTCAGAAGAGAAAGCGATTGAACTTACAAAACCTACTATGTACGGTTATGGTTTCCCTTCTTATATGCTCACCAATAACAATGCAAGAATCAGGGATGCAAAATTGCGTTTGGAGAAAGCCAAGAAGTTGAAAGAAACTGAAACAAAGGAGTACGTAATCAATGATGTTCGTGTTGTTGAGAATACAGAAGATAACCGCTTACAATTATTCTTCAGTGGTGTTCCAAGTGAGGACATTCGAGACCAACTGAAGTATAATGCTTTTCGCTGGTCCCGGTATAATAAATGCTGGCAATCATATCTTAATCGTCGGCAGATTAGCCGAGCTAAAGAATTGTTATCCACTATTGAACAATCATGAGTATTATTCGGTCAGAAATTCGGATAGACTGCCGGAACTTTGCGAAATGTGGAGTAAAATCCCTTTCGCATTGTCGCCGGTATCGTGGAGAAGATGCTGGATGTAGAGAGTGTACGCTTATTCATCGTAAACCTCGTAATCATATGTATGATTCTTCCGGAAGTGAAATGAAAATGTGTACCCGGTGCGGTAATTATTTCTACTTAAATAGATTTTATGACAGGTTTGTTAACAGAAACGGAAAAATTTACCATTCCCTTTCTTCCTGGTGCCGTATGTGCTTGTCAGAGGTTAATAATAAAAGAAATTCAAAAAACAAGAAACAATGGGTATTCCAGTGAATATCAATGGTAAAGATTACTATAATAAAGAAGAGGCACGTGCTGCCTGGTTCGAAGAATGGTTAATGAAACAAGACTTTGTGCAAGATCTTATTGATCGGGAGAAAGAACTTGAATACCGGAGAACTCATCCGGATTGGAACACTCCTTATGTGATGTATGGTGTTCGTAAAAAACATAAGTGCATTCAGAAAAAAGAGATTGCAGTGCTTTATGATTTGATACCAAGGCAGAAACGTGCCCGTACTGCTGAGACACATTGGTATAAAGTGTTATATAAGAGAATAGCGACACCTGAGGAAGTAGAAGCACTCAAAACCAGAACATATACTCGTAGGTACCTGGTATATTCCCTGTATATTGAAAAGAAAATGACTCTTGATAAAGCTCTGTCTCTGATAATTGCTGATGATAAACTGTTAGGTATTACTGATAATACTATTTCTGAAATTGTAGCAGCTTTCGATACTTTCTTTAATCGTAAATTTAGAATTTATAAACCAGAGTTGTCTACTCAGTTAAAATTATTTTAGAATGAAATTTTTACGACCGGATTCGCTTCTTTCGACTGGATGGAACTCGCGGAGATTCTCCCGATTGTGATAGCATCTTAATCGCTTTCGGTGAAGAGAATGCAGAGATGTTAAGAACCTCTGAGCTCGCAGGTAAATATGTATGAATCAATTGACGTATAACTATAAATTATGACTAATTGATGGGTGCAAAAAAAATAATTAAATTACCTTTGTAGTCTAAACTCTTATATATGACATATATTAATATTGTTAGTAATCTAAAATTGCATCCTCAAAAAGGACTTGTATCTAAAGATTGCTCAGGAAAATGGGTTAGAATACATCATCAACAAGGAGATTTGGATGGTGCTTGTGCGGTGTATTCATTAATGATGAATTTATTAATTTTGGGGAAAATATCTGAAGAAGAAATTTCTATAGATAGCCCTATAAACAAAAGGTATAATCGGGGGAAATTTTTATCTCATTTCCTTGAAGAACAGGGGTTAATTCGCAATGGATATAGCTATAGATGTTTAGCTAAAGAAATACGTGATTATTGTTCTAAAGAGCTGTGTGTTGATGCAAAGCAAAAAAATCCTCAAAGTTTAGAAAATGCGGTGAAGTTCATTGATGATAATATAACAAAAAATGATTTACCTATTATAATTTCCGTAGTTTATCAACCAAAGAAAGGAGAATCAGAGCTGCATAGTCATGCTTTATTAGCTATTGGTATTGAATATAATGAGAATGATATTCCTATTAAATTATTATGTCTTGACCCAGGTGCTTCATCACCTATTTATGCTAAATGGAATTGTTTTATAGATACATCCAACAATAATTCTCAATATCCATATTGGTATGTTACAGACCGAGTTTGTCATAAAGTGGTTTTAGGGGATATGATTTTAATAATGCCAAAAGAATAATAGTATGAATTTTGAACAAATGAAAGCCGTTTATGAGATGGTAAAAGCAATATATAACAAGGAGGAACGTTTAGTCATAGGTAAAGAAAAGCTTCACTTGACGCATGGTATTAACAAAAACTCTTTTGCAGATTTTTATAGGGCATTTCAGAAAATGCTTGATGGAGAATTGCATACAAGAGGGATAAGTACAGATTTAAGGGATTTTTATTTATCTCAAATCTATGAAGATTATGGTACTAAGAAATTGGAAACAGCCTTAAATGCTTATATGGATTTTATTATATATTATGAGAAAAAGCACAATAATATAAAGAAAAAAAATGAACGAAAAATCTATCAAAAGCATTATGAATTAATAAAACACCAATCTCCTGAAAGAAAAGGTAGGGTAAAAGTTGTTGAGTTTTATGAAGGAGAGTTTGAACAGGTCTTTATAACTAAGCATGAGAGAAATACCGAAGCACGCAATAAGTGTATTCAAGCCAAAGGGGTTAAATGTGTCGTCTGTGATTTTGACTTTGAAAAAACATATGGAGAACTGGGTAAAGGATTTATTCATGTACACCATATAAATCCTATTTCAACCAAAGATGGCAATTATGCTATCAATATCGAGAATGAGCTGGTTCCTGTCTGTCCCAATTGCCACGCTATGTTACATCGAAGAAAAGATAAGATTTTATCCATTGAAGAGTTGAAACGAATATTTCATAATAAATAAGAAAGGGATTAAATATGATTGAAGCATTAAGTATTGGTGGTTATTGTATGGCGACTAATATAAAGAAAATAGATATAAGGCAGGGATGAAGAAAATAAAACCATTCAAAGAGAGAAATTCACGTTCTCTCTTATCTTCCCAATATACAGTTTATCGTGAATGAAAAGATAACAAGATTCAACTAAATTGGGCTAGTGGGAAAGCGGTAATACAATTCGTGTTCCTTTTTTAAAGAAGTAAACGGGTTTGATTAAATTTTTTACATATTTTTCCCTTTTATGGTTGAATGTAATTGTATTAGAAAGCTAAATCATTATCCTCTAAACTATCTTTATTAAAGGAAGGGTATTTCTCGTTGAAATCTTCTAGTATAATCCTATTTGCTCCTGTGCAAAGACGTTTTTTATGTCGATCATCCACTTCTGAATGGCAGCGAACGCAAAGGCATTCAAGGTTAGCTTCTCGATTATCTGTTTTGTTTCCATTTTTATGGTGTGTGTGCATAAAATGTTGATCAAAAGGTTCAGTGATCTGGAGACCACAACGTTCACATGTAAATTGGTGAATGGATCTGTATGCTTGACTTATTTGTTCCCAATTTTTGGTATACCCGAAAATATCAATTTCAGTATCTCTGTTATCATTGGGATCGATTCCTTCTGCTTGTTTTAAGAATTCTACGAAATCTGTAGAATTATGAATTTCATTCTCAAGTTCATTTGCAAGTATTTGAGAACAATAGGTACATAGATGCAATCCGGAGACTTCTACTTCATGACGTATTGCTTTATCTCGTGCAAAAACTTTGATAGGTTCATTATTAGCAAAGCGATAAGCTTCTTTTCCAAAACACTCAAGTGTATGGCAGTATCTTATATGGAATTTGGGCATTCTCTCTCCATAATCGTGAAAATAAAAATCTCTTTTATACATAAAACCTTGATGTTCACTTCCATTGTCATCAATGTAAAATATGCCATTACTTTCAAATTTTATTTTCTTACCGATATTTTCAGAAAGAACTTCGATTGTACCGACAGGAGACCAAGCTGAGGCTTCTCCAACTTCAATCCCCATAGTGGAAAGTAAAGATTTGAAATGGTCAAACTGATAAATAGGATCCTCACTGTCCATAGAGCTTAGTTTTTATTCTTATTTACGAAATTTTCAAGTATCTCATCACCACTCGTCACTATTCGAAATTCAACACGTCTGGATTTATTTTTATCAATATCATTTCCCGTTACAATTGTGTAATCACCATTGTTGTCAAGTGATTTTCCATACGAAAGCCCATTAGCTGTAAACCAGAACTCGAGAAGTCGTTGTTGTTCTGATGTGTATTTTTTGAAAACTTCCATTTTACGAAAATACTTTAGAACACTAAGTGAACGCTTTTGAGATAAAATGACATTGGCAATATAGGAGTCTGTATCATAACTAGGCATTGGCACATTATCTGTATGTCCTTCGATACGAATTTCTCGAATGTTTGTACGCAAACTATCATTAAGTAAGATGTTGAAGTATCTTGGTAAGAAATTGTTGAGGATTTGACAGAATCGAGGAGTAAGATCAGCTGATCCTGAGGCGAAAAGAACAGTAGGCTCTTTGAATTTCATAGAAAGATCTTTGCCAATGGCCATTTGCCATTGTAAGGTATCTCCTGCAAACTCATTAACAAGCTTGTTATGAAGTTCATTCTTGGTTTCAATATAGTCAGTTAATACAGTTTGATTCTGTTTTACACGACTAATGTAAGCAATGGCTATAAAAAGAAATATAACCATAAGACCCGTCATAAGGTCGGAAACTGACATCCAAACATTAGACTTAGCCATAGTTATTTGCGATTATTTACGTGTTCGACCATTTTAGTGATACAGTTATCAAGCTCAGCAAGCGTAGCGCCTAATCGATTATAAAATTGACGATCAAGTGAAGTTAATTGGGAGTTAAGGGTCTGAGAACCCTGTGTTATTATACTAACTCCTTCTTCCATCTTTTCTTTTGTACCTTTCCAAAACTGTTCACTATAATCACGGATTTTATTTAATTCATCTAGTTTCTCAATGAGAAGTTGGACGCCATCCACAAAATTACGTTGTTTACGAACCCAATCATTAAGAATTTTCGTTGATTCATCAAATTTCTCCATATTTTCTTTTGATATGTTTGCTGTTTCTTGGAGTTTGTTGGAAACATCAATGAATTTTTGGTCTTCAACGATAACTTGATTAAGAGAATCAATAAGTTGTTTGAGTTTACCACCTTCACTAACAAGAGTTCTTGTATCGTCACCAACTTGTGAGAGTGTAGTAGAAGTACTCTCAAAGTTACTAGCCATTTCTTTATACTGTTGAGTGAGTGAAGAAATCATTGCTTTGTTCTCTTGTTGCCAAGTATTAAGTTTTTCTACACTCTTGTTAAGTTGATCAAAGTTCTCTTGAATAAGTTTATTAATAAGTGAGTTCATCTGTTTTTGGAACTCTTCAGTCACAGTCTTCATTACTTCAACAAGAGCTTCAGTATTGCTTTTTTTCAGAAGCTCAGAAAATTCGTCAAATTTGGAAGTTAAGAGTTGATTAGTAGCATCCATCTTATCTTCAATCTCGACAACTTCAGAATGGAGTTTTCCACCAAAAGCCTTGGTCTCTTCTGATATTTCCTCTTGTATATTACTCATACCAGAAAGAATGTCAAGCATTTCACTGATATTACGATCTGTATTGGATAGTTCTTTTGTTTGTTGTTGAATGTTTGAAAGAGTGGCTGTTTGAATGGTAGAGTTTTCTTCTACCGCTCCAAGGGATAGAGTCATACTTTCAACTTTGCTTCTCAGATCATTGACTGTAGTTTCTTGACTACGTGATAGAATCACCATAGAATTAATAGCAGATTCAGTGTTGTTATGGGATGTTTGAAGGGCAATAAGGATATCACCAACTGAACGATAAAAGGCTGTTTGATTTTTAGCTTGGTTTTCGGATTGTTCTTTTAAGGCATTAAGGATAGCTATGTTCTTTTGGCTCATTTCTTGTACTGCTTTACATATTTGTGATGCAGCTTGATTTGCATCTGAAATGCCATCATCAGCTTTATCAAAATAAGAATTGATTATCTTAGACATAATTAATGAACATACCATACCAGCAATCGAAGTAAAGAAGGCTGTTTTTAAACCATCTAATAATGCGGGAATACTTGTATCAAGGTCATCAGAATTAAATGAAAGAAGTCCACTGGTAATCCCATAGAAAGTACCTAGTACACCGATTGTAGAAATAATTGAAGGGATGTTTTCGACTAAGCGACGATTTGATATTAATTTGTTTTTGTCCTTTAGCTTTTTGATATATAGATATAGAGAACAGGTACCAGCAACAATTGCTATAAGCCATATGATTGTTGATTTGTCAAGTGAAAAGTCCATTTAATATTGTATTTTATATTTATGTTTTATATTTGCAAACTTTATATTGAATACAATTTATCTTGTTAAGAGTATGTATCAATGGCTGCAAAGATAATGAAATATTTTAAAGATCATTCTATTTTATAATGTAGTGATAAAAATCATTTTATTTAATGGTTATTTGAAAAGATAATATTAATTAGAACATGTATTATTAGTATTTATATCAGATGATATTTATCCGTTTTAATTCGTCGATTATAAATCTAAAGAATGCTACAAATTTATACGGTATTAGTCAATTTTTAAATAACAGTATGCTCAATCTATTGTAAGATTGTAACCAAATGGTGATTGTATAATGTATATGGACCCGATCCCCGCGAAAGAACTCTTCTCTGGTTTCTACTTAATGAGGAAAAGGCTTCTTTATACAATTGTAGTCAGAATATCCGGTGCTTTACTTAGATGATATTATCGAGGGACTTATCTTCGCTGTAGGTTGTAACCGACCATTGATAAACATTGCAAATATCCAACCGGCGACGACTATGTATTTTGCAAATCTGGTTAGGTACCATAAACCACTTGAAATTTAGATGATTAACGAAAAACGTAATTTTGACAATTTCAAGCAATCTGTAAACCGGAATGTCTATTTAGTACCTTTGTCCTATACCTCTGTAGAAGACGGTGTAAAGAAAATATTTGCCATGTGGAGAAAGGACAATTCTCAAAAAAATGCTGAGGCGGAGAAATAAGAATCCTGTGGATATACAACCATTCTGATTTATTCCTGCATGTCGAGTTACAATCATCGTTTCTCCATGTAGGATTTTATAATAAAAGTATATGAGTGAAGAGAAATCATTAACATTCAAACAAGAGAATTTCTGTAAGTACTATGTAGATACGGAAGGAAATGCAAGCGAAGCCTATCGTATGGCTTATGATGCCTCGAAGATGAAAGCTGAGTCCATTTGGGTTACCGCTTGTAGACTTCTTAAAAACTCTAAGGTTAGTCTAAGGATAGAAGAGATAAAGAGCCAGAGAGCGAAGGACTCTGAGATAAAACGATTGGCTGTCGAGAAAGTGCTTATGGATATTGTTCAGGCTGATACTGATGATTTGCATTATATTGATCCTGTAACCGGAAAAATAAAGATGAGAAGCCCGTCTCAACTTCCGAAGCGTGCCCGGAATGCATTGAAGAAGGTACAAAATAAAAGGGGAGAAGTCATCTATGAATATCATGGTAAAACAGAAGCGGCCCGGTTATTAGGGGCCTGGAATGGATGGGAGGCGGACAAAAACGTCACCTTGAACGGTGGTGATGGAAAGAAGATCGGTGAGTTACGCATCGGATTTGATGATGAAGATAAGTAGCATTTAGATAGAATATTTCTACTATTACAAAAAGATAGGAAAAATAAGCAAAAATGATTATTGTCCCGACTGTGGGTAAAAGCAAAGTGTCAGAAGATGATTATAAACCATAAGAAATTAAATCCAAATGCGTTTTACCTGTTGAAGTATCTACAGGATGCTACATTACGTTTCATCATCTTATATGGTGGTTCATCATCCGCTAAATCATTTAGTGTTGCCCAGTCCATACTGATTATGACATTGCAGGATGGGGAAAACACCAAGGTGTTTCGTAAGGTAGGTTCTGCTCTAAAAGACTCTATTTATGAAGCCTTCAAGGAAGCTGCAAAAACCTTGAATGTCTACGATTTATTTGATTTCAAAGAAAGACGTATTATCTGTTTGCTCAATGGTGCTAAGATAACCTTCTCCGGATTAGATGACTCAGAGAAGATCAAAGGTTTGGAAAATTATAAACGTGTGTTCCTGGAAGAGTTCTCTGATTTTGAACATGGGGATTTTAAACAGATCAGAAAACGTTTGCGTGGTAAGCATGGCCAGCAAATTATCTGTTCGTTCAATCCGATCAAGATTACACACTGGATTAAAAAGGAAATCTTTGATAAGGATAAGTTCCATGATGTTACTATGGAAGTTATACTGGGAGGGAAGAAGATACCCAGTGAGCTAACAGAGGTGAAATCGCTCCGGATGAATGAGCCAAAACAGATAATGAATGTCCGGACAAAAAAGATCGTAGAGCATCCAAGTGATACAGTTTTGATTCAGTCTACGTATTTAAACAACTTCTGGGTAGTTGGTTCTCCTGACGGAACATACGGTTACTATGATGAGCAATGTGTTGCCGATTTTGAAAAAGACCGTATCAATGATCCGGACTATTACAATGTGTATGCGTTAGGAGAGTGGGGTGTCATTCGTACCGGTCTTCGGCTCCTTTAACCGTGGCAAGCATTCTGGTGAACATAAATATATACCAGGCCTACCTATTCATATTTCTGTTGATAATAACGTTCTTCCATATATCAGTATATCCTATTGGCAAGTTGATTTCACTATCGGTACCAAAATTTGGCAATTCCATGAGACGTGTGCTGAAAGCCCGAACAATACGGTCAAGAAAGCTTCTAAACTTGTTGCTAAGTATTTGAAATCTATTCAATACAGTGAAAAACTTTATGTCCATGGCGACGCTTCCACGAAAGCTGCTAATAGTTTTGATGACGAAAAGCGTTCATGGATGGATTTGTTTATATCCACTTTGCAGAAAGAAGGATTCGAGATTGAGGATAAGGTAGGTAACAAGAATCCGAGTGTTGCCATGACCGGCGAATTTATTAATGCTATCTTTGATTGTATTATTCCTGGTATCGAAATCTATATTGATGAAAGTTGCTCTGTATCTCTTGAAGATTATATGAGTGTGCAGAAGGATGCCAACGGTGCTATTCTTAAAGCGAAGGTGAAGAATAAAACAACTATGCAAACTTATGAGGAACATGGTCATTTATCAGATTGTTTTAGGTATATCATGTTTGACTTATGCTATGACCAGTATACTGAATTTAGTAACCGGAGAAAGAGAAACTTATATGGAGGTAAAGGCATGCTTGGATTCTTCAATACAGAAGCACGAAATGTTTACTCGCAGCGGCTTGTATATGTCATGCCGAATGTGGATGGTACATTTGTTCTCGTTCAGGCATTTCGATGTGGTGATAAGTGGCATTTAACTGATGCCTTGTTTAGAGAGACATCTTCCATAGAGGAAATTAAGACTGCATGTTTAGAGCACAAGGCCAATACGTGTCTCTTTGAATGTTCATCTGCCTATTATCAGACTGTACGTGAGTTGAGAGAACTTGTGAAAGACACAGAAGTAAGAGTAAAGAAAGAGTTCTCCGATGTGGATAAGCGAATAGCTGCTACCTCTGATTTTATAAGAAATAACTTTTTGCTATCATCAAAGATGTTAGAGGAATCTCAAGATTACCATGATTTCATTACTAACCTGATGGACTATAACATAAACAGCGAGAATAAGAGTGCAAGCATTATTTTAAGTGGTCTTGCATATCATATAATAAAATCGTTTCCCGAATTATCAGTAGTTTAATTGGTTGTTATATAGTTTGTTAAGGCTGGCTTTTCGTGTTTCTCATTTTTCAAGATTTAAGTGCTTTGAGAAACCGATTATTCATATTCCTACATTTGTTTCAAATAAAAAATGAATGAGCTGGTTTCGTAAAAAATCTAAGTCAGAAGAAGAGCCTGTACAGGAGACTAATGTAGAAGTTATTAGTGATACGGGCGAGGAAAAGAAACTTCCTGAAGGGATCAAAATAACTGTTGAAGATTTATTTTCTTCTCCGTTTGTTTGTTCTCGGAACTTACTATCTCTTTTTGAATCTGTTCCGGAAGTTTTTTTTCCGATAGATTATATTGCATCCCGTATTGCCAATGCCAACTTCCAGTTCAAGAAAGTGAAAGATGATAGTATTGTTTGGAATAATAAGAATTTAAATCAGATACTTCTTAGACCTAATTGCCTGATGACATGGAGACAGAATGTTTATCAGCATTTCGTGTACAAACTATGTCTTGGTAACAGCTTTACACGTGCTGCAATGTCTGATAGCTTTTCGAATGTAGAAAAATGGCGTTATTGCTCAAATTATTGGGAGCTTCCTGCTGATTGTGTAGAAGTGCTTCCTGTTTTAGGTAGTAGTATTCCGTTGTTTGGCATAGCCGATCAGGATGAAATAATCGACGGCTACCGCTTAGGCTATGGTATATTAAGCACAGTGAACATTCCCGCATATCAAATATGGCATGATAGGGATGGGCATGTGAACTATTATTCAGGAAGTGGATTTATGAAATCGCGAAGTCGTCTTTTTTCGCAAATGAAGCCGATATCAAACCTTATAGCTGTGTATGAAGCTCGTAATGTGATTTATGTAAAACGGGGTGGATTAGGATTTCTAATCAATATGAAGCAAGATGAATCCGGTCCTATTGCTATGACATCTGATGAGAAGAAAGAAATATTGGAACAGCATTATGGTAAATATGGTGTAGGCAAGAATCAATTACCATACGGACTGTCTGATATTCCATTAAGCTTTGTACGTACGAATCTTACTATTGCAGAACTTCAACCTTTTGAGGAAACACTTGCTGATGCAATTAGTATTGCAGGTGCATATGGTATTCCTGCTGTATTGGTTCCTCGCAAAGACCAGTCTACTTTTAGCAATCAATCTACGGCAGAGAAGAGTGCCTATTCCTCTGTTATCATTCCATTAGCCAAACAGTTTTGTAGTGAGTTTACCCAATTTTTGGGACTTGAATCAAGCGGATATTATTTGGACTGTGATTTCTCCGACGTAGATTGCCTGCAAGAAGGATTAAAAGAGGCCGAGGAAGTTAAAAACAATGTGAATGCCAGGTGCAAAGACCAGTTTCTTAGCGGCTTAATAACCTACAATGATTGGCGTGCACAAATCGGTGAAAGTAAATTTGAAGAACCTATGTTCGATAAAACATTATTTGAAATGTCGGACCAGGAACGAGAGATAGTTAAACAAATATTTAGTCTTAACACAAAAAGTGAAGT